CCCCCACCCCCACCGGCAGAACCAGCCTGTGGAAGTATCTTTGAAAATGTTGATGCACCGTCGTAATCGACCATATCGACTACACGAGCAATGGAGCTACCAAAAGTACGATGTGTGGCAGTAACCGAGCCTCCAGTACCACCAGCCGCTCCAAGCGTTCCAGCATCGGCACGATTGCCTTTACCTCCCGCTTTTCCTGCACTCCCAACAGAAGGATTTGATGAAGAACCATCTGAACCTGCGGTTTTAGAGCTCGATCCTTCTCCTTTGCCACCAGCAGCGCCAGCCACATTCTTTAAGTCACCACTACCGGTCTGGCCACCAGCAGTACCTGCCGTTCCACCTGCTGCCTGACCACTACCACCATCCCCTCCAGGAGTTGGGGTACCCCAGTCAATCGTTCCGTTGCCGTTGAGACGGCCTTTAACAAAGATGAAGTAGCCGTCAGTCGTGAGAGTACTGTTTACCGTTAGATTGTTATAGTACATGTCACGTACAAGTGTGGTTGGCGATGAAATCGTCACATTTCCATCAGAGCCATTCCCAGTGAACCCACTTATGGCAGTAGTGTCACTAACAATAGTGGTGTTAGTTCCACTGTCATTTATATTGGCGGTGGTATTACTAATGAATGTTGGTGCAATGATGTAGTTATCGTCACACGTAGATGCTGCGATGTTGATTCCATATCCACCACTATTTGAGATGGTGCTTGCGGTGATTGAACACTGGTCAGTAGATGCAGTAAGTTTGATTCCATCACTGGTATTACTATCAATGGTAGACCCGTACACACGAATGTTTGAATTTCCAGAGACAAACTCGATACCTTTGCCGGTGTTTGAGGAAATGTTTGACGTGTTGATGTTTGCGTTTGAACAGCTTGTGAGGTTCAGTCCACCGACAGTGTTTGATGTTGAAACGATTGATAAGAGGAAGTTGGTGCTGTTCTGAACACGAAGACCCGCTTGGTCATTTGAAGTAGTCTTGACATCACTGATCTCAAAGAAATCTGAGTAGTTAATGTCAATCGCGCCAGCGTTGTTGGAATTCTGGATGGTGAAGCCTTCAAGTCGGAAGTTATCCATGTGAGCACCTGATGTGCCGATGTACTGGATGCCATAGGCAGCACTTCCAAAGTCCAGGATGGTTTGATCCCTACCCTCACCTACAATGGAGATCTTTGAAGCACCAACAATGTTCTCGGTGAGGGAATAGGTGCCAGCCTGAAGAAAGAGAATCCCGCCACCAGCGCTCTTCAGCGTTCCGATAGCAGCATTGAGGTTTTCACCTGGCTTCACTGTTGCCGTGCGGCCAGCAAAGTTCGAGGTGCGGAGCGTGGTGCCCTGGAGGATCGTGTTTTCAGATTGAACAAGCGCGTTCAAGTCGCTCTGATAGAGGGCTTCAGAGAGGGTGTTTTGCTGAGTATTCGGATCGTATTCACGCTCAACTGACATACGCTGGTGTGACAGTCACATTAGGAATCTCGACCTCTTTTAAGGTACCCCGTGCTCCTGAGACGGTACCGGCAACTGCAATCTGGAAGGTGTTAGCACGTATTGGTTGTGGAAGCTTGACTTGGGAAACCTTCTTCATAATGGTCCCCGCATCGTCCTGAACCCCGTCGTGTGTGATGACCACGCGGGCGTTGTCCATGTTCGACGAGTTCACGATGATCTCATCTGCGATCTCCTTGACCTGGTTGTAGCCAAAGTCCTCTTCCTCAAACTGCACTTCCCAGTTGATTGGTTGAGCGTTGTAGTCGGTGTATGTAGAAGCCTTGTCAATCTGGATCACCTGGCCGTTGTCATCTCCTGCTACAACGGTGTTTGTTCCAGAAGACACATAGCTTGAAAAGACAGTGAACTCCTGGGGATAGGTGCGGACTGACCATTGATCGAGGATTCGATTCCAGCGGACTACTACGTTGTTGAACGTGCGGCCATCAACAGTCACGTCACCAATAGACCACCAGAAGCACCTACCGTCACCCCATCCGGCGACGTTAGCCTCATTCGCTTGAGGGATCGCGTCGATCCACTTCTTAATATTGCGGAGGCGGTCATGTGAGATTGGTATTGGGCGGTCTCCGTTCGTTATGTAAAAGCCACGTGCTCGCTCAGACGAGGCACTGAAGAAGGCACAGAGGCCACCGGCATTGATGATGGACTCGTGACTTGGTGTTCCAATCTGAATGAGGGTTTCTGGGAATGCAGAGTCGAAGCTCCATCGCTTGAGCGCTCGCTCCTTGAAGATGAGCAAGTAACCAGGCACCTTCCCGAGTCCTTTGATTCCCCCTCCCCCGTCTTCTGGTTCGATGTCCACGTAGCCGTTGCCCGATGTCCATGACACGGCACCAGAAGTGGGTGTGGAGCTGTAGTAAAGGCGATCAGGATTTGATGTGTCCCCAGCGACGTAGACACGATCAAGCCATTCGAGGGCGAGACTACATGTGTTCGATCCAGGAATGTTCGCCAGGTCAAAAGCACCACCAGTCGTGATAACTGAAGATCCGTCGTAGCTTGCTTCTGCGTCAGCGCCATTCACCATGAGGACAGAATCGAGAAAGTTCACGAAGCGCATCTTCTTTGATGCGGTGAGGCCTGTTCTGATGGTTCCTGTGCCCACCTTGTAGACAACTGAGGTTGCCCCACCGGCTGCATTCACGGTTGCGAGAAGTGCGTGATTAGATCCATCTGCATCTCGGAAGTCAGTGAGACCGAGGATGCGCATTGATGCAACAAGTTGTGAACCCACAATGCCCGTACCTAAGCGAGTGACAGCACTTCCAATTTCTTCGTCAGCCTCACAGTTAAGAAGCAGTGCTACTGCGTTCTTGGGCATGAGGTTCTTGTTCACGTTGGTCACCATGCCCCCACTCATATCTTTGTAAAATTGAACTGGAAGTCTAGCCATAGGTTTGTTTTAATGCGCGACTACCCCATGTTGGTGTTGTACGATGACAGGGAGCGCAAAGTGTTCGGCCATTACTGACATCAAAACGTAATTCGGGAAACGTTGAGAACGGCTTAATATGGTCGGCATGTAGCCGTCCTCCGCGCTTCTCACAAAACTGACAGGTGTAGTTGTCGCGTTCAAATACCTGTCGCCGCCACGCGGCATATCTAGCACTGCCACGAATTTTTTTGTTAAGCGGGGTTACTCCACCGCGCCAACTTGCATTCGCGGGCCCCCATTTGCATATAGGATTTCTGAGACGAGATATGCTCATTTTCATCTTCGTTTCTGCATTACAGCGGCGTCCGGTATGGACAACAATTGAGCGACACGAATAGGAGCAGTACGGACGTTTACCATCACGCAGCTGATAGGGCCAGGCAGAAACTTCGGTAGCGCAGTTAGGACAAGTTGTCTTTAGAGGTCCTGGTAGAGTCATATTAGTACGTGATCTTGTTTATCTTTGGCTTCATCTTGAAGGTGAAGCGTGGACGGGATGTTCTGATAGCGTCATTCAATTTCTCTTTGAATGAGATGAACCAACCGTCGTTCATATCAAGTGCGCCATTGTTCTTAACTCGCATCTTTATTGCCCAAGTGAAATAGTCGAGCACCATGTCATAGCGCTGCACGTCAATCTCATCTCCGTCTGAATCCACTTTGGTGACGGCAGTTGAATAATCGAGATAGACGTTCATATCATCGTTTGCACTGTCAGGCATAGGTGCAATTTCGAGGTTGCCATTGCGCACGGTGAAGTACGTTGGAGTTCCCTCAAGCACATTCTGGAAGATGTTTGTGTCTACAGGTACGGTGACGGTGATTGAGCCGTCGCCTGAAGAGGGAATGCCTGTGAGGACACCCGCTGTGGCAGAGCGAGTGACACCTGTGTAGGTAGCTGTGTACTTAGTACCTGAGATGTAGAACGTGATCGTCCCTGAATCAGCAAAGTCGTAGGAGTTGTCGATTGCGAGTGATGTGTCTCCAGCGGTTGCCTGTGTGCGGACTTGAGTAGTTACCTGGCCTTCGCGGTAATCATCCATCTCACGAGGATCAAACCAGACAAGTGGATCACTCGCGCCTACCTTAACGGTATAGATCGACTTCGATGAGTCGTTATCGTAGATGTCCGTTGGGAGTGTCCAAGAGTAGGTTCCACGTGCTGCCTGCCCAAGTACATACCCAAGGATGTCGTTCTGAGGGAAGTGAACCTGCTTGCCCTGGATGAAGCGCATGCCTGAGTTGATGATCTTGTAGCAATCGGTTCGAGACAACGCATTTGAGAGCGTGATGCCAAGTGTCTTGAGAGCTTGCTCAATGAGTGCACCGACTGTGTAATCGTCCCATCCACCATAGGCGATGGCATCTGTGTAGCTACCGTAGGTGGATGCTCCTGAGTTCTTGAAACGAGCGAAGTAATAGCCAGAAGTCTGAGAGGTGTCGGTGTAGACCTGGATCTTCTGGTCAGCCTGGATGTTGGCAGTGGTGAGAACACTCTTTGAACCTGTAGCCGTGGAAGCGTAAGAGAACTCGATCTGATCGAATTCAATGCGGTACACCTTGGTCCCTGCACTGTGGGCGTAGGTGGTATTCGACGCAAGGGTGATCGTGGTACCTGTTGGTGCAGTACTCGCGTGGATCTTGATGATCTCGGAAGTCTCCTGGCCGAGCTCGCCAATGAGAACGTATTGGCTGACTGCAAAACCATCAATGTCTTTGACTGTGAGCGTGCTGGATGACGCTGCGACATCTGCGGAAAGAAGTGTGACTTCAAGTCCGGCCTCAACGAGTGGGGTGAGGTCTACTGATAGCTGCCTGTTCTTATGACTTAAAAAAGGTGGCACGTTAGATATGCGACCAACGTCGCTGATTAACTAGTCTGCTAATCTGGGACTGGTTGACCTTGTAGTCAGCCGCTAGTTGTGTTTGGGTCGCTCCTTCTTTATAGGCTTTCCTTATTGCAAAGATGGCATCGTGCGTTAGCTTGGCGACACCGTTCGATTCTCCAAAGGTGAGAAAATTGCGACCCTTACTCAGCATGTCTTGGGTATTTTCCTTTGGTGTCCCCAGGAAGAGATGAAATGGATTAGCGCATATAGGGTTATCACACTTGTGACATACAAACATTCCTTTTGGGATATCACCCCTGAAGAGGAAGTACGCAATCCGGTGAGCGAAGTCAGAGCCAAGCTCGACTGATAAACGGAATCGCCCATAACCGTTGATGCTGCCTGCCGACCATTCCCAACATTCGTCCTTTGAGCGAACCCCGAGGTACGTGAAAAAGCGATTGATAGTGCTTGGGCGTTTTAAGAAAGTAGCAGTCTCGCTTGGCATGATTAGTATTCAATAAGGGCTACTAGCGTGGCATTCCCGTCTGTGGCAATCGTCGCAGTGAACTTGAGCTCTGCGAATGTATCGTGTTGAAGATCAAGTGAACACAATGTTGTGGTGTTTGACGCAAGCGCGACAGAAGCTACTCGTGTGAGTGTCTGAGAGTTTGTGTTTGTAACGTTT